CGCGGCTACGACCTGGGCGAGGACGGCGCGGACGGCATCCTGGGTGAGCAGACCTACAGCGCGATTAAGGCCTTCCAGGAGGCTAACGGCGGCCTGGAGATCGACGGTATTCCGGGTCCCCAGACGCTGGCGGCGCTGCGTGGCGTGAGCATCGTCCCCACCGCAGCCCACCAGCCCGCCATTGACGGCTACTGGGGTGAGGCGACGACGCGCCTCCTCCAGGGTGTCCTCGGCACCACCGTGGACGGCATCGTGTCGTCCCAGGCGGCGGTCAACCGCGACGCGCTTCCCGCCTGCACGTCTGGGTGGGAGTTTGTGCCCACCGAGTGGGCGGAAGGTTCCCTCCTCATCGAGGCCATGCAGAAGGCGCTCGGTGTGGAGGCGGACGGCCTCATGGGGCCGGACACGGCGAACGCACTCGCCGCACGGTACGGACTGGAGGGCGACGGGTGCCTGGATGCCCCGTCTCCCACGGTCGAAGCAATGCAGCGCGAGCTGCTGAATGGAGGATGGTAATCATGGGTGCCCCGAAGCACGCTCTCACGACTGATCGCACGAAGTGGGCGGCCCTCACGCCGCCGCGCCGCAAGGCCATTTACGGCATCGTCGCGGCTCTCCTGGCGGTTGGCATGGCCTACGGCCTGGTCACCCCCGAGCAGTCCACGCACTGGCTCGACGTGGCGGACAAGGCCCTGGGCCTGATCGCCCTCGTCCTCGCCGCCTCCCACACGGGCGGGGTCTACGAGGCCCCGATCTACGGTGAGCGGGACCTGGAGGAGCCGGGCGAGTGACCCCGGGCGAGGTCGTAGCCGCCATCAGCGCCGCCGGAGTAGCCTTCGGCGGCCTGGTGACGGCTGTGTCCGTCCTCGCTGGCATCAAGTGGGGACGAGAGAAGGCCAAGGCGGAGGCGCTCCTAGTCCGGGAGCAGGTCGGCAAGGCTCGCGCTGAGCGCGAGCAGGCCGAAACGTCGGCCACGCTAGAAGCCATTGCGGGGAAAATCGACCAACGTCTGGACGCGCTGGAATCCTCGCTGTCCGAAGTACACCACGAGGTGACTCCGAATCATGGGGGCAGCATCAAGGACGCGGTGCGCCGCATCGAGCAGAACCAAGAGGGTTTCCGCTCGACGTTGGACGCGCACGGCCAGGTGCTCGCCTCCCACGGGCAGGTGCTCACCAATATCACCGAGCGCCAGGACCGCGATATGCGGGACCTGGGCGTTCGGATTGACAACATTCAGGAGACGGCGTGGGCGGAGCACGAGGCGCTCCGGGATACGCTCTCGACCATAGGAGCGTCGTCATGACTGCTTTCATCGAGGGGTCAGTTCAGACCCCCACCGGGCGTATCGTCCCCATGACGGTTCACGCGAAGCCCATCCCGGAGCCGGGGAAACTCCCGGACGGGAATGTTCTCGTTGCGGGTAACCTCGCGGCGGGTGTTCGCGCGCCGATCTCCGCCGCCCTGCACCCTGGCAGGTACAGGCTCCAGGTGTTCACTCCGGCTGGCCTTCTGGCCGACCGTGAGATGGACCTGGCGGACGATCAGCGCGTGACTATCGCGGAGCTGCTGGAGCCTACCACGGTCCTAGCGTCGCCTGCTGTTGAGCCTGAGCCGCGAGCGCAGCCGGGTGTAACGCCGCCCGCCCCTCCAGCCCCGGCGGGGCCGTCCGACCCGCTCCCGGAAGGCTGGGACACGCTGTAGGCGGCATAGCAGGAGGCCCCTCCAAGCTGATCGGCTTGGAGGGGCCTCGTCTTGTGTGCGCTCAGGAGGGGCGGGGGTCCGGGTTATGCGTCCTGGCCCACTGCCATGCCCCACTCGCGGCGATACAGCTCCCACGCGTTCTCGAGGAGGCGGCTTAGGATCGCCAGGCTGCGGTCAATGCTGCGCTCGCGGCTCAGCACCTCGTCGCACAGCTCCTCGAGGGTGAGCTGAACCAGCTTGATAAGCTGCTCGTCCGGGCAGGTGACACTGGGGACCCTAACGAGGCTGGCGCACCGCTCGATCACCTGGGCGGCGGCTGCTATATCGTAGTTCGCGCCCGTCTCGTAGTCGAGGTCGCCCATACGGGCGGGGCGGGCGACGAGGGCCGGGGCGTGCGCGGTGTAGGAGCCGACGATGTTACGCCATGTCCAACCGACGTATAGTGCCAAGTAGTTCACGAGGTCCATCCTCGTGTCTAGTTCGGTGTCGCCCGCGCCGGGCGCTCCCAGGCGGTCGACCTTGCGGGCGACGTTCGGGACGATGGAGAAGGCCTCGCCTCGTTTACGCCAGGAGATGCCGTAGACGGCTGCTTTCTCGGAGGCGACGCGCAGGAGCAGGTCCTGGGGGCTGTGGCCGTAGTCGGTCATGATGGTTGGTCCTTTCAGGTGTGGTCAGTTTTCGGAGTCCGCGGACTAGAAGCTGTCGCGGATGGACTGTGCGTTGCCGGTGAGGGTGTAGGCGGACATGCCCGCCCGCATCTTGTCCGAGACGTTCAGCATGTTCACGATGTCCTGAACGGTCTGCTCGTTCACGCCGGGCATGTCCGGGTTGGCCTGGGTGAGACGGACGAGGACCTGCGTCCTGAGTCCCTTGTTCACGTTCGGGGCCATCGGCTCGTACCCGTACAGCTCGACAACGGCCAGGAGCGGCTCGCGGTGGTGGCTCTCGTCGGCGGGGATGTCAAAGACCAGGGTCTCCTCGAGGTAGGAGCCTTCCCGCGCGATCCGCTCGACGGCCCCGTTAACGGTCACGTCGATGATCCCCCGGTCGACGGCGCAGAGGTCCGGGAACATGTTTGCGACGGCGTAGCCGACGTTCATGTCCTGGTGGAGGACGGCGGACCCCAGGTAGACGGTTTCCGCGTAGGCGGCGCGGCGGATGAGGTCGGTCAGGTTTCGGCGGTCGTGGATGTCGATCTCTCGTGCGGACATGATGATGGTTCCTTTCAGTTGGTCTCAGCGTCGCGCTGGTGGATGGCCAGGGTGAAGTTCACGTGGGTGTGTCCCTCGTGGGCCTCCAGCTCGTAGGTGATGAGCTTTCCGCTGTGCTCGTTGCTCAGTGGGATACGGACGACGGCGGTTGTCTCGCGGTGGGTGGTGAACACGTCGTCCAGGCGGACGGCGGCGCACTCGCGCTCGTAGGTGTCGAGGCCGACCGGGAGGGACGCGAGGTACTCGCCGGTCACCTCGTCGGTGGGGAGGACGACGCAGCCCTTCTGGATGACGACGGAGTTGAAGGTGAAGGCGAAGGCCTCGAGCGCGTCCCTGAGCTGGCTCAGGTCGGCCTGGAGCTGGTCGGTGAAGTTCACGGTGGTTGGTCCTATCAGTTGTTGAGCTGCTGGGTGATGCGGGCAATGTCGCGCGCGCCCTGCACCTGGAGGCGAATCGCGTTGAGGTCGCTCAGGCTGGCCTCGGAGATGCTGTAGGCGTACAAAACGCCCTCGGCCAGCACGTGGATGATCTGCCAGCCGGGCGCGCCGTCGACGGCGCGGTGGTCGATGCTGATCTGGTCGATCTTCTCGGCGGGGATGAGGCCGAACTTGCCGGGCACTCCGAGCTTGTGGTTGCGGGTCCAGTAGATGAGCTTGCCGGTGTTGTCGTTAACGGGAATCTCGATCTTGTTTGCCATGATGGTGTCCTTTCAGGGGGGTGATGGGTGGGAGGCCCCGCCGGGTGGTGGGGCCTCCCCGGTGTGGGTTAGCGGTTCGCCTTGGGGAGGCGGTCGCGGTTAGCCGGGTGGTTCATCCACTCGGAGACGATGGTCAGGGCGCGGTCGTAACCGATCGTGTCCCGTTCGGTGACCTCGAGGAGGCGGTTCCCGTCCTCGGCCTTGAGGATGAGGCGGTAGCCGGTGCCCTTGGTGTAGGTGACGGAGATGTTGCCGACGAAAAAGCGGCCTCGGCTGATGGCCTCGAAGCGTTCGGCGAAGATCGCGCCGGTGAAGTGCTTGGCGGGGTTGCCGGTGACGTGCTCGAGGTGGAGGTTGGTGTGGTCCCAGGTGGAGCGGAAGTTGTTCAGTGCCATTGTCTTGGTCCTTTCTTGGCTGGTCACCGTTTCTCGGTGACGTGTTTAAGTATAGCGCACCCGCGCGGGGCGTACCAATAAAGCGCTAGTGATACACCCCACACCCCGCTAATCCTTCCGATACCGAGCACACGAATAGCCAGCCGCCGCCAGGGGCAAGCCGTCCGACCACTCAGTGGGGGTCACCATCACCCGGCGAATAGCCTCCAGGGACGACTCCGGGGCGGCCTCCACGATCACCTCGTCATGCACGTGGCCGACCACGCGGTGGCCATCCTCCACGAGGCGAACCAAGGCCGCGCCCAGCACGTCGCGGGCCACCGCCTGAGTCACGTTCTCGACCAGCCGCCCGCCGTAGGTCTCCGTCCTCCAGCGCAGCTTCGGGTCCTGGAAAGACAGCCGCCCGTCGCGCCCGGCGCGCACCTGGTGGTAGACGACGGCGCGCCCGGATGGCAGGCGCACCAGACGGTCGGACCCGTCCGCCTCCACAGCCAGACGCTCCCCCGCCTGCCCGCCGTAATAGAACGCGCGCTCCAGGCGACCCCACAAGCGGACAATGTTCCTGTTCGCCCCGCGCCACTGGTCCACGATCCGCTGGAGGACAGCTTCACCGCCCAGCGCGTCGCCACCCATAGCGCGCAGCGACCCTACGCCGCCGTTGTAGCCGAGGGCAAGGACGGCCACCTTGCCCTCCTTACGGCCCATCCCGCCGCCCATACGGTTGGCGGTCTCCACGTAGATGTCCCGGCCCTCCGCGAACGCCTCCAGCGCCCACTCCTCCCCGGCCAGCCAGGCGACCACACGCGCCTCAATCGCGCTATAGTCGCACACCGTGAACGGCCCCACGAGGAGTGGGCGGACGAGGGCCTTCAGGGTCTGGGGGTCGGCTCCGAGGCCCAGGGTCAGGTCGAGGATAGCCGCGTCCTGAGCGGCCCCGGACGAGAAGCCAGCGCGAGGCAAGTTCTGGAGCTGGAGGCCCCGGCCCGCCCACCGCCCGGTGTGCGCGCCGAAGAACCTGAAGCCACCGCGCAGGCGCTCGTCGGTGTTCGCCGCGTCGAGCGCTGTCTGAAACTTCTTGTGCGCTGTTAGGGCCATGCTCTGTCGCAGCTCCAGGACGCGCCGCTGATCGGCGGTCAGATCGTCGCGCGTGAGCGCCTGGCGCACCGTCTCCGCCTTCAGGTCAGGCAGGAGACCACCGAACCAGGAGAGAAGCTGAGCCGTGCTCCCCGGGTTCTCCACTCCGGTGATGGCCTTGGCCTCGGCCTTGTCGGCTGCGAGGTTCTCGCTCGCCGCCTCGACCGCGCTCGCGGCCATATCGAGGTCCACCCTAATGCCCAGGTCGTTGACCTTCTGGTCGGCAATCCACACACGGCGCTCGTGATCGGTCGGCCAGTCCTGACCGTGACGGCGCAGGAGGCGGCGGCGCATGTCTCGCATCGTCGCCACATCCTGGCGGCAGTACTCGACAAACTGCGCCCACTTCTCGGGGTGGTCCTCGGGCTGGCGGCGCTTGCCGCTCCTGTCCGGCTGGCAGAACCAACGAATGAGGGCCGCGCCCGCGCCGTCCTTTGGGTCGGCCCCGAGGGCCTTCGCCCCACCCTCCAGGGACTGCGGGTATCCCCATTCCGCCATGTGGGCCATCGTGTCCTCCCAGGCTTCAGGCGGGAGATATTGACCAGTCGGTAGTCCGCGGAATCGAGAGAGGCAAACGCGCTCAAACTGTGCGTTGTGGGCGAATCTCACGACGACGTTGGAGCCGTCGAGGAGGTGGGGAATCTTCATGATCTCGTCGCGTCCGACGGCGACCTGCACGGGACCGTCGTCCAGCGCCCACGCACACATGAGGACGAGAAACTCCGGGTCCTCACTGTAGCGGTAGACCCCGCGCTTAATATCGGTGGTCGAGTACGTCTCAATGTCCACGTAGAGGTCGTGCGGGAGCGCGACGACAGGGGCCGGGGCAGGGGTGATAAGGCTGGGAGGAATCATTTCCGGCCCCTCCGCCCGTGCCCCTCCATACGCGCGTCAACGATCACCGAGAACAGGGCGGCGACGCACAGGAGCGGGAAGACGACCGGCCAGGGCTGGCGCGGGAAGATGAACATGGCGACGATGGCACCGACCAAGCTCACGACGGTGATCAGGGCGCAGATGAACTGCACCCAGTCGATCTGGTACTTCTTCACAGTTGCTCGCCTCCCTCGAGGACGCGGGCGGCATACCAACGGGCGCGCAGCTTCTTCACGGCGCGGCGGTTGCGCACCGAGGAGACGGTGCGCCCGAGGTCGGCGGCAATCTCCGAGATCGATCTGGAGTAGTCTCCGGCCACCTCGTCCTCCCACTGCTCCCAGGGGCGGTGTGAGCGGGTGGCGGCCTCCACGCTGGCCTCCTGGGCGGCGCGCTGCGCCTCCCGGTGAGCAGGGGTCAAGTCGGTGATGCGCGACTTCTTGCGTCCGTACTCGCGGTTGGCGGCGCGGCACTGGTCGCAGCGGCACCCGGCGACGTAGGTGGAACGCAGTCCATGTGTTCGGGGCATGGGTCTTGGTCCTTTCAGGTCAGGGGTCACCCGTGCGGTGACATGAACCAGCATAGCACACCCAAGCGCTACGATGCAAGCCAGGGGATGAAAAGACCCCCTCACCACCAGGACCAAGAAGGTGGTGAGGGGGTCGGGACCCATCAGGGCCTATGTTACAGGATGTCGTCCTCGTCGTCCTCCAGAACGTCGAAGTCATCCTCAGCGCGGGACGCTCCGCCGCCCAGCATCTCGCCGTCGCGGACCTTCTGCACGTTCTCCAGGCCGAAGGTCACGCCCCGGTTCCCGTTGGTGTTGTAGCAGTAGGCGGACATCGAGACGCGGGCGTAGATGCCCGAGTACACCTCAGTGCTGTCCAGAATCGGGTTCAGGTCGCGGTCAACGACACCAGGGCGGCGCTTCGCGCTGACGTTCATGTAGTAGCAGCCTTCAAGCTCCGGGTTGCGCTCCAGGTCTGCGTCCTCGTCGCCGTCGTGGAGGGTGGACTTCAGGTTCTTCGGCACCTTGCCTCCGAACTTCGCCTTCTGCTCCTCGATAGCGGCGGCCTGCGCGGCCTTGATCGCCGCCAGCGTGCGCTTCGCCGTCTTCGGGATAATCAGCATGCACGAGAACTTGGGGTCCTGCTCCTGGGAGGCCGCGTAAGGCTCCAACAGGTGAACGTAGCCGAGGCGGATGTTCTCGTCGGCGCGGGTGACAACCTTGCGGGGATTAGCCATTGTGATCAACTCTTTCGTGTAATCGTGAATCGGTGAGCGTGCCGGGGCCGAGGCTCAAGGCCCCGGCACACCCCATAGTGTAGCGCTTAGTCTCCGGGTTGTCTACCCGAAGTCCGCCGCAGCGCTCGCGGCGGCTGTGAGAGGCGGACGCGGGTCCGCATCCCCCACCAGGGAGGGCTTGCCCTCCTTCTTGGTGATGTAATCCCCGATCAGATCGGGGAGGTCAGACTTGCCCACCAGCTTCTCCAGCTTGCCAAGCGGTAGAATCTTGAACTCCGCCACCTGCTCGGGCTGGTATCCGCTGTCGATCAGCGTCTGGATGGCCGCCGCCGGGTCAGTCACCACACGGCGACCCCGGCCCGCCACCACCTTGAAGCCGGGGATGGTCCGGCCCTCGGTGTAAATGCGGTCGAAGGCGACTCCCTCCAGTGCGTCGCACCAGTGGCGGATTTGGGCGACGCGCTCCAGCTCCGCGCCCACCTCCTCATCGTCTAGGAGGCCGGGGTCTCCGAAGTCGCGGGCGACGAGGAAGTCACGACGCGCCCGGCACTCGCCAGCCACGGGGCACCAGCGGCAAGCCGCCTCGCCGGGACCGAACTCATCTGACCCGTCCTCGACCTTCTGGACCCCGGGCAGCACCACGGTGTCGCGCCACTCGAGCAGCTCCTGGACGGTGAGCGTCTCGGAGGAGACGGACCCTAGGCGAGGCTGGACGACAGTCACGCTGACCTCCTCGACGGTGCCCAGGAGGTCCCCGAACTCGTTCAGGGCACCCAGGCCGTAGAGGCGGAGCTGAGGGTTTCCGACCGCGTTCACTGGCACGCCCTGACCGTATTTGAGGTCGAGGACGCGGACGGCGCGAGGTGAGACCACCACCGCGTCGCCTGTCCCCCACACGCCGGGGACCCCGGTCGCCATCCGCTGCTCCAGCAGCAGGACGGAGTGAGGTTCAGCGTCCAGGTCGGCGCGCACCTGGTCCACGTACTTGCCCACATGGCGGAGCATGTCCACCATGTCGTAGGTCTCGCCGTATTTCGCCGTCCAGTGGTTCAGGGCGTGGTCGCGGGCGGCTTCGTCGTGGTCGATCAGCTCGAAACGGGCGACGATCTCCGCGAGCGCGTGCGCCGCCGTGCCCTCCGCCGCGTGGGGCGACTCGGGCGGGGTGGGGGCCGCCGCCGCGAGCGGCACGCTGGCCGGGCAGGCCAGCCAGCGCGCCGCGCTAGACGGCCCCAAGTTCGCGTGTCCCTTGGGAGGCATGCCTCAGGCCTCCGGGAGTGCGTCGAGGAAGGCCTGAATCTGGTCGCCCTTGAGGAGGCCGACGCGGCGCGCGCCCGCCACCTCGAGGGCGGTCTTGATCGCGTCCTGCTCGCCTGCGCCGATCAGTTCGGTGGCTCGCGCGACGGCGACCGCCAGCAGGTCGGCCTCGGGGGTGACCGTCTCGTCCTCGACGGTCGCGCCGCCGGTCTCGTCCTCCGCCGGGGCAGGCTCGGGGGTCGGCTCCGGCTCGGGGTCGGACTTCTTCGCCGTCTTCTTGGCGGTGGGCTTCTTCGCCGTCTTCTTCGGCTCGGGCTTCTCCTCGCCCGCCGGGGCGGCGGGCGTGGCCTTCTCGACCTCGACGGTGATCGGCGCGGGGGCGGTGCGCTGCGCCGCCAGGAGGCCCGCCAGCCACTGCACCTCCTCCACGGTCGCGCCCTGAACGTCCAGCGTGATGTTGATTTCCATGATGATCTGTTCTCCTTGGTGATCATTGATCGGTTAGATGAGTGACTCGGGCGAGTCGCTCACGTCGGTGGGTTCGTCCAATCGGGCGAACACACGCTGGGGCCCGTAGAACGGGAGCCTGGTCGGCTTCGGCATGGGACCGAACCAGCCGGGCAACTGCTTCAGCGCGTTGGTGATCTGGAGGATGTCCACACGAGAGTGCTTTCCGCGCTCACGTCCTAGCGCTATCTCCCAGATTTCAAGCGAGCACACCACGTCAATCGGGTGCGTACCGCTCACTATACCCTGTTCCTCGTCGCGTAGCCAACTGATACGCTCCTCGGGCGACATCTCCACCCAGTTCTCGGGGACGAGCGTGTCCAGGTAAGCCTGGATAAGGCCAGTCATGGAGTCTTCTTCGGTCGCCATCGAGCGCACGGACTCCGCCGCCGCCTCCTCCTCGGAGGACAGGAACAGCTCCGGATTGTCCTTCAGGCCGTACTGGTCGCGGCTGGTCTTCCAGGTGTGAACAGCCTCGGCCCACACCTGGTTCACGTACTCGTCCGAGTACTTACCGAAGTCCAGCTTTTCTGCCACCTCCACGATGAGGAAGCGCCTGTTGCCTTCCTGCGCGCGCAGGAAGACGGCATCATTGGTGGTTCCCCAGATCACCTGGCGGCGCGGGAGCTTCACATGCTCCCTAGCGTAGGGCAGGCGGATAACGTCGTGTGTGAGCGTGACGAACTGCTTCAGGGCCTCCGCGTCCGCCTTCTTCATGGCGAAACCCTCGTCCGCGACGGTAATCCACGAACGGGTCATTGCCATGACCGTATCGCGCAGGCCGCTCCCCTCGATTGGTCCGAGTGTGCAGGTCCACCCGCGTGCCATCGTCTCGACAAACCACGACTTACCCAGGCCTTGCCGCCCGGTCAGGATGAGACAGTTGTCCACCTTCACGCCGGGGTCGAGGGCGCGGGCCACGGCCTGCACCGCCACCAGGCGAGCCACCCGTCGCGTGTAGTCATCCTGCGCGCCCGGCAAGTACGTTTCCACACGCGAGATGCCGTCCCATTCCAGGCACTCCAGGTACTCGACCACGGGGTGGAAAGCGTTGTCCTGCGCCACCATGTCGATCACACCGTTAAGCTGCTCCTGCGCGGGGCGGGGCATGTTGTAGGCGCGCTGCAAATGCGCGCTGATCTGGGCGCGGTCGGCGTTAGTGAGCGCGTCGTCCTTACCCGCCTCCACGGCCCGCCACGGGAACGGGCGGCGCGTGACCGTCGTCAAGTCCATCTCATTGCGAGCCAGGGCGCGCAGCACGGGGTCGTGGCGCATGAGGAGGTCCCAGTTATGCACGTCGTCAAGGGGCTTTCCCGTCTTGGGGTGGAGGTGAAACTCCAGGACCCACTCAGGGAGGGCCGCTCCGTCCTCGTCTCCGTCGACGTCCGCGAAGTCGGCGGCGACCAGCTCCGTGACGATCTCCGGGCGCGCCGCGAACTCCCGCATGGCCCGCTGGATAGACGGGCGATCCGCCGGGGCCGTGGACTGGGGCACGCCCGCCGCCCGGTCCTCCCCGCCATACACGTGGAGTGCCACGAGGTCAAACAGGCTGAGTGCCCGCCCGTATGCCGGGTCGCTCGCGTGGTTGGAGAAGACGTAGCCGTCCGGATAGACGATGACACCGCCCTCGGACTCGGAGGGCGTGTAGTGCCAGCGGTTCGGTTCGCCGTCCACCGGGTCATACGGGAGGTGGAACTCAGCGACGGCCCTTGCCATGTCGTACACGCGGTTGAACGCGCCCGCCACGCCGGGCAGTTCCTTGGGGTCACGCTTCGGCCCCGCCTTGTGATCCGGCGTAGCCTGAAGCCCACCAAAGTCGCGCAGGAGGCCCTGCGCCGTCGCCGTCTCGCCGTCGCACTCCGCCACCTCGTACTCGTCCGGGTTGGCCGTCGCAGGCCAGAACATGAGGCGCTCCGGCTGCGTGCTGCCCGGGTCAAACTGGGCTTCACCCAGGGCCTCGATCAATCCGCGGGCTACCCGAGGGTACTCCTCCTCGCTCAATCCGGGTCCCATGATCGGGAAGATCACACGGTAACGCGGGTGGGCGCGCGTGTGGCTATACGTCGAGTGAACGAGCGCGCGAAGTCCGAGACCGGCCACGACGGCGGGCAGGGTCTCGGAGGCCGCGTCCGCGTCCAGCGTCACCGCGCTACGGTACTCGACTTGGCCCTTCCGGCGGGCGGTGCCCTTCAGGCGACCGGCGACGTAGCCGCCGCAGTCCTTCACGGACTCCGGGTGGTGGGCGCGGTCCACGAGGCGCTCCCACGTCAGCGTGGCGGCCTCCCACCTGCGCGACGATACGGACGGGGCGACCGACAGGTCAAGGGTGAGATCGGCGGCGGTCTTGGTGCTCATCTGTTGTTGGTCCTTCCTGCTAGATGAGGCTTTCCAAGTGTCCGAGGAGGGCGGCTTGAATCTCGGCCTTGCCCTCCAGCACCCGGAGGATGTTCGAGTCTAGCGTACCGCGAGACTCGATGACGTGGACGACGACGGGGTGAGTCTGCCCCTGACGCTGAAGGCGTTTGTTGGCCTGCTGCCACTGCTCCAGCGACCAGGGGAGCGAAGTCCACACGATGGTGTGCCCACCGTGCTGAAGGTTGAGGCCGTGCCCGGCGCTGGCAGGGTGGGCGAGCAGAATCGGGACACGCCCCGCGTTCCACCGCTTCACCGCGCCAGACTCACTCACGTGGACCGACTCAGGGAAACGCTCCTGGATCATCTCCAGTTCGGCCTGGAAACGGTAGAAGACGAGGACGGGGGAGCCGGTGCCTTCGACCACTTCCGCGAGCGCGTCGAGCTTCGCGTGATGCAGCCAGTCCCAGCCGTCCCGGTCGTCATCGTACAGGAAGCCTGCGCTGATCTGGCTCAGGCGGTTGGACGCGACGGCGGCGGTCGATGCAGTGTGCCGCACCCCGCCCAGGAGGGTGAGGTCTGCGACGAGCTGCGTCGCCATGTCCTTATAGGCCCGCTTCGCGGAGGCCGGCATCTCGACCTCGATACGGTTCATGGTCAGCGGCGGGAGCTGGAGGCGGCCCTCCGTGCCCATCGACAGGCAGATGTCCTCCAGTAAGGCGTGGATGCGCTCGGACGCGCCGGGGCGCGGCTGCCAGCCAGTCACCACGCCAGACGGGAGGCGACCCGCCTCCATGAAGTAGCGGCGGCGAAACCCGGTCAGCGTGCGCCCCAGGCGCTCCCCGAAGTCCAGGAGGTAGATTTGCGCCCAGAGGTCGATCAGACCGTTAGGCGAGGGCGTGCCGGTCATCTCCCACACGCAGGAGGCGGTCTTGGCGATCAGGCGCGCCGCCTTCCACCGCTTCGCCTGGTGGTTCTTGAAGCCGCTGGCCTCGTCCAGGATGAAGGTCTCCCACCCGTGTGGCTGGCGCGCCGCCTCCCCCAGGAGCTGGTGGCTTATCACGTACACGTCAGCGTCGGTGGCCCAGGCGGCGGCCCGCTGCGCGGGAGTACCCACGACGGGCACCACACGCAGGTCGGGCCTCCACTTGGTGGCCTCCTCGGGCCACACGTCGCGGGTCACCCGCGCCGGGGCTGTCACGAGGGCGGGCAGATGGCGCTCCTCCAGGGCGGACAGGACCGAGGCGGTTTTGCCCAAGCCCATGTCGAGCCAGAGGCCCGCCCGGTCGTGCGCCTTCAGGTGGGTGACCGCCGCCTGCTGGTAGGGGTGGAGGCGCGGGGGCGCGTTCACTCGCCAGCCTCGGGAGCGTCGACGCGGACAGACCCGCTGGGGGTCTTGACGGTGATCGAGGCCAGCGGAACGGTGATGAGGGCGCTCAGCTCGCCCTCATCGACGTTGAGGCAGGGGACGATCTTCCCAATGACGCTGAGCGGCTGGCCGTCCAGGAGGATAGTCTTCGTCGTCCGGTTGATCTCGAGCGCGTGCAGCTTGTGCATGATGGGGTCCTTTCAAGGGGGTGGGGCCGCCGATGGTCCAGCGGCGGCCCCACCGGGCAGAGGTGTTACTTGGTGAATCGGCGGTCGATGACGTGCCCACCAAGGACGAGCGCCGCGCCGATCAGAAGGGGCACGAGGGCAACGCCGATACCGTCGAGGGTCGCGCCGGTCCGGGCGAGGCGCGTCGTAGGCGCGGGGGCGGGCTGCGCGTCTGCCTTCGGTTCAGGCTTCGGGGTCGGCTCAGTCGTCGGAGTAGGCGCAGGCGTGGGGTCAGAGGTCGGCGTGGACTGCGGTTCATCCGAGGGCTTAGGCGCGGGTGTCGCAGGCGTGGCCGGGGTGGTGGGCGTAGGCTCGGGAGTCGGCTCAGTCGTCGGAGTAGGCGCAGGCGCAGGGGTGGGCTTCACCGACCCATTGCCGTCGGTGCCGCCGCTGGCCTTGATCGTCGCGGTGGCCTCGAGGGACTGGCCGTTGATCGTCGCCTTGTTCGTGTAGGTTGTCTGGCCCTCGACGGGCTTCGTCGCCTCCGGGAAGGTCACGCACACGAGCGCGCCCGCCGGGGGCGTGAAGGTCAGCGTGTGCTTCGCGTCGTCCAGCTTGCCGTCCGTCCAGCTCGTCGTCTTGGGGTCCCACGTGGGGCCGGTCGAGCACTTCACCGCCGCGTGCAGGGCGTTGGTCTCATCGGTGATCGTGTACTCGGTGGACGGCTCCACCTTCCACTGGATGCCCCAGGCGATGGACCCATTGGCATCGGTCCACCCGTATTTCAGGGTTTCCGTCTTGGCATACTCGTAGTGCGCCGGGCTGGCGCAGTCGTTGCTGCACGTGCCGGTGCCGTCCTTATCGCCCCACACGAGGGTGCGGACCGTCTCGCCGTTCAGGGTGATCCGGGTGGACTCGGTGCCCACCGCCTTATCGGTGAGCTGCGCGCGGGCGTGGAACGTGCCGGACACGTCCTGCTTCGCCGCCCACGCTTCGGGAACCTCGGTCACCGTGCAGGTGAGGGTCGCCTGGTCAGCGACGCACTCACCAATACGGGTGCCGTCGTCCAGCGTGAACGGGAAGTTTGCCCTCCAGGCAAAGCCGCCATCGACACTAGCCACGGTGAGTGTAGAGCCGACCGTCAGGTGCGGGGTGGCCCAGGTGCCCTCAACGGTCACCTCGCTTGTGGTCTGGCGCGACGCGGACGTGGCCTTCGTGACCTGCGCGCTGATCGGCTCAGGGCTGGCGGGGGCCGCGAGCGCAGGGGCCGCCGCTGCGACGGCAAGGCCCACGGTGAAGCCGAGGCCCGCGAGCGCGTACTTGGTGTTCATAGTAGTTGGTCCTTTCAAGGAGCGGGGTCACCGGGGCGGTGACATGAGTCAGTATAGGGCACCCCGCCGCCCCACGCAACACAAAGCGCTAAGGCGGCGGGGCGCGGGGCGTGTGGTCAGGAGGCGGCGATACCCACGCGAGGCCCATCCAGGCGCTCACCCATCCAGCCAATGCCGGACACGTAGCCGTCGCGCTCGCCGCTCGCCTCCCCGTCACGGTCGATCAGCAGGCCGCGCGCCGGACGGATGTTCACGCCATCCCGCGCCTTCGCCTCGGCACGCTGATAGCGGGAGGCCAGCACGAGGTCCTGGCCCGTCGAAGTCGTCTCCTCGCGGGTGGCGATCTCGATACGATCAGCGATGCCCTGGAAGAAACCCATCACGTAGGAGCGGCGGAACCTGCGGCGCTCGGACTCACTGTAGAAGTCCTCGTAACGCAGGCGGTCCTTCAACATCGACGGGTAGGACACGACGGCGGCGTTATAGAACTCGGTGACGTAGGCGAGGTCGGAGCGGGTGCCGACGATGGTGGCGAGCGTATGCCGCTTGTACGTGCGCCACGAGCAGAAGCAGTCCAGCGACTTGGCGAGGGTGGCGAGGCCGTCCACGATGGCGCGCGCCATCGACGCGGAACCGCCCTTGATCTCCACCTCCATCGAGGTAATGTCCTCGTCCTTAGCGCGCGCGTCACCCTCGGGAAGGCTCTCGATGCGGTAGCGCACCATGAGGCGCTCGGCCCGGCGCTGGGCAAGCTCGCGCTCGTTGATGGACGCGCCCCGGTCGGAAGCAATGCGCAGGAGCTGCCTAATCTGTTCGATGATCTTGTTCTCGGTCATGATGGTTGGTCCTTTCGATGGGGTGGAGGCCCCGCCGGGTGACGGGGCCTCCGGGGTGGGTCAGACGAGGGCGTTCAGCTCGTCGGCGTAGTCGGCCTTGATCTCCTCGAGCATCGGCTCACGGCCCTGGGCCTCGTACTCGGTTTCGGCCACGCGGTTGATCAGGTCGATCTGCTCGGCGTTGAAGCTCTGGAGGCTGACGGCGGAGAAGAAGTAGCGGCTCATTGTCTTGGTCCTTTCGGTTCGGGTCACCGTCCCTCGGTGACATGAATTAGTATAGCACACCCAAAGACCAATAGTGCAACATCTAGCGCGTGTAACGTCAGTCACACAAGCGGCGAACCTTGCCACCCCCACGACGACGCGGCGGAAGACCCGGCACCCCCAAATCATCCAACCACGCGGCGACCTCCACCGTCCCACTCAGCAAGACGACCTCAACGCCCGCCCGCCTCGCGCGATTATGCCACGCCACCTGGATAGGCCGCACACGCCCGCCGGGGCGCTTCAGCTCCACCAGATACACACGCCCCTCCCAGATCACCAGGCGATCAGGGATACCCGCGTCCACGGGCGCGAGCTTCGGGCACAAGCCGCCCGCCGCGCTCACCCGGTCGTGCAGGAGGCGCTCGGCCAAAGACTCAAGCTCACTCACGCTGCCACCTCCTCGGGCCACGGGTAGACGACGGGCGCGGCGTTCACGCCCACCAGCGAGTAGATGCCCAGCGTGTGGTCGATCCACCGGCGCACGTCGGAGCGGTAAGCCAGCAGCCCGGCGCGCCCCGTGTGGGCGATCAGCGCGGCGCACGCGGGCGCGTCAACCATGAGGGGGAGCATGGCGCGGATGCGACCAGGCGCGAGACGAGGGCGCACGACGCGGCCACCACCGAGGCCGATCACCGTCGCGCGATAGGTCGGCGGCGCGTCGGTCAGGCCGCTATTGCGCAGCGCGTCGGTGAGGCTCACCCACACGTGGCCGCACGAGTCGAGGCCCACGAGGAGCCGACGATCAGAGTCAGGCTCAGGGATGAGGGCATAGTCGATGACGTAGGGGCGGCGCTTGCCGCAGGGTTCGATACGTTCCATACGCCCCAGGTTAGCGCTTGAATGGTGTGGTGTCGAGCGCCGCCGGGTGGTGGGCCGACCTCGTGGCCCCGTGCCCCGCGCGTGCCGCGTTTCGGCTTGTTCTATATAAGACACCCGGATACAAGCCGTAACGTGGGTCTTGTTACAACTCTTGTTACAGGCTTGTTACACCCTGTTACGCCCGGAATATCAAGGCAAACGCGGTAAAGCGCTCGGTTCCCGTAACTATAAATCCTATTTACTTCTAATAAGAAAAAATTGATCAGTAGTAAAACAGCCTGTTATACTATTGAACATATCCGCTAAAAATCTGCTCTATATAGGAAAATGGAACCGCTCTGTTACAACAAGTGTAAAAAAGCCCGGAATACCAACGAAAAACACCCGTAACAAGCGTGTAACAAGGGTGTAACAAGGGTGTAACAGGGCAAAATCTTGTTACAAAACGCCCACAAACGTTGAAATCACGCTGTAACAGAGGCAAACCGCTAACCTACTTGACACATTCACCCCGCCGCCCGGCCCCACGCACACCACGAGGTAGGCGCATCGGGGCCACGCAAGGTAGGCCCCGCGTGCTACACTCACCCCATGACCCCACGACCCGGCACCTCCCGCACCGGCACCGCCCGGCACAAGCGGTGGCGCGTCCGCGTCCTCCACCTCGCACAGGCCAACGGACAAACCCACTGCCCAGACTGCGGACAACCACTCGCCTGGGGAACCACACTCACGCCCCGCAGCCCAGAGCCTGACCACGTGATCCCAGCCGCGCGCGGTGGGGGCGACACCATCGACAACGCCCGCGTCACCTGCCGACAGTGCAACCAGCGCAGAGGCTCCAAACCCATCCCAAGCCAACCCAGGCCAGCCCAACCCCACACCGTCGGAGGCATCCAATGGTGAACACCACCTACCCGAAACCCATCACCGACTGGCTCGGTCAAACCATCAGGACCGAAGTCCCCGGAACCGCTACAACCCATGCCCCGGATGTGGCAAACCTCACGCCCGAAACCAATACTTACCACTTGACAAGGGGCGGTATCCCCTCCCCCGCTCCCCAGGAACACCCAGAGGCCCAAGCGAAATACCCCCCTGGGGTATCCGAAACCACCCCTAAGCGCTAGGAAAACTCACGCGCTAAAACCACCCAAATGTGCTATAATCGGCCCCATGAACGACTTTGACCTGCTCGATCTGCTCGACGAGACCCCCAACGGGGCATACTCCGTCGTGATCTTCCCGAACCGCGACGCTCTGCGCCGCAAATTCCAGCCGTTCGTCGGCCAGTACGACCCCACGTACCGCACCCACTCGCTTCACCGTGCCGAGTACCTGGAGGACCGCAAGCGCCGCGCCCGCGTCTACCTGCGCACACCCAAGCAGATCACGGCTGCGAACCGAAACCGCGCCATCGACGGCGCGGTCAGGGCCTATATCGCGCCCGGCGTGAACGTCTCCTACCTCATGGAAACGTGCCTGAAAAAGTCCGGCATCCACGAGGTGCTGCCAGCCGACGCGGCGGGGCTGATCTGACATGCCCGAGAAGTACGACCGCGAAGCGGAGCTGCGCGACCTCCTGGACACCGCACGGGAGGCCATCCGGGTGGCGAAGCCCGATAGCCTGTCGGCGCTCCTGAACGCCGCCAACAAGCTGTCCCGCGACCTCTACGAGCTGGAAAACCCGGTGCCCTCGGCCTCCCCCACGCCTCCCAAGGGCCGTGAGGAGACCGCCGTGGACATCTTCAAGGCGAGGATGCGCAAGCGTGACACTCGCGCCTCCTAGCCGGGAGGCGCTGGAGGCCTCCCAGCGCCCCTGCGTGACCATCACGTCCCCCTCGATTGACTCGTTGGGGGACCTCGCCATATCCCTGGCCGCCGACTACAAGCTGGTTCCGGACCCCTGGCAGGCCTGGGTCCTGGACAACTGGCTGGCGACGGCGGGCGATAGCTGGGCCAACCTCACATGCGGGCTGGCCGTGCCCCGCCAGAATGGCAAAAACGCCGCCTTGGAGATCAGGGAGTTGTTCGGCGTGATCGGGCGCGGTGAGCGCATCCTGCATACGGCGCACGAGGTGAAGACGGCGCAGAAGCATTTCCGCCGACTGAAGCACTTTTTCGGGCAGAAGACGAACGACCCTGGCGCGAAGTTCCCCGAGCTGAACGCCCTCGTGGAGAACATCCGCAACGTGAACGGCCAGGAGGCCATCTTCTTGAAGAATGGCGGGTCTATCGAGATCGCCGCCCGCTCGAAGGGGTCGGGCCGTGGTTTCACGGTCGATATTCTCGTCATGGACGAGGCGCAGCAGCTCACGGACGAGGCGCTGGAGGCGCTTCTGTCCACCACGTCGGCGGCCCCGCTGGGTGACCCGCAGTGGATTTACACGGGCACGCCGCCGGGTCCGACGGCGGAGGGCGAGGTGTTTTCGCGCGTGCGCCGCGACGCGCTGAGCGGTGAGTCTTCGCGCACGTGCTGGGATGAGTGGTCTCCGCCTGGCCTGCCCAGGTCGCTGGCTGAGGTCGATCTGGATGACCGGGACCTGTGGGTGCGGACCAATCCGGCGGTCGCGTCTGGTCGCTTGAAGCTGAGCGTGATTGAGGCTGAGCGCAAGCGGTACTCGGACGATGGTTTCGCCCGCGAGCGCCTAGGCTGGTGGGCCTCAGATGACAACACTCGCCGCCTGATCTCGCTGGACGACTGGGAGGCGACCGGGGTCACGGCCCTACCGCTCGAGCTGGCCTCGGATCGCGCGATGCGCGCCCTTGGGGTGGCTTTCTCGAAGGATGGGCGGCGCGTCGCGGTGGCTGGCGCGCTGCACGACCGCAAGACGGGCGCGTCCCACGTGGAGCTGATCGACCTCGAAGCCGGCGATTTTTCGACTATGAGCAGCGCGGCGCTCGCGGAATGGCTGTACGAGCGGCGGGGCCGCTACTCGGCGGTGGGTGTGTCTGGCCGTTCGGGCGCTCTGGCGCTCCAGCAGGACCTGCGCGCCCTGCGTCCGCCTCGCCGCTACCTGCACGTCCTGGACAATCAAGAGTATTTCACTGCGTGCTCGGGCTTCTTGAACGCGGTCAGGGGTCGCACGGTGTCGCATCCTGGCGGGTATAATGCGAGCAACGACCCCCTGGATGCGTCTGTGGGGGTGTCAGACAAGAAGATCAGGACGGTGGACGGTGCCTGGGGGTGGCACTCGACGGCCCAGGAGGGCGACGAGGTGCCCCTGGAGGCCGTGAGCGTGGCGCTGTGGATGGCGCGTACGACGCGCCGCCGTCCTAACCGGAGCCAGGAGGCCCTCGCATGAGTACGAACGTTGACCTGCGTCTGATCGCGGGCATGGGACCCCAGCTATTCACCGCGCCCACCGTGGCGGGCCTGCCCGTCGATCTCCAGGCGACGCTGGAGGAGCTGGTGAACACGTGGCAGGCGCGTTATCCGGGCAATGCGCGTCGCCAGGCCTATCTCGACTGCAAGGTCTTCGTGGACAGTCTGGACATTGCGCTGCCTCGGGAGATCGCGCGCGACCTTCGCCTGGTGTCGACGTGGCCAGAGAAGGCGGTTTTCTCACTCACGTCGCGCTGCCACTGGGACGGCGTGGTGGCCCCGGATGGCACGGAAGACCCCTACGGGCTGGCCTCGATCCTGGATGAGAACCGGTTTGCTACGGAGATCGGGCAGGCTGTCGCCAGCGCGGCGACGCACGGCGTGGCCTTCCTGGCGACGCTCCCCGGCGACGTGGCGGCGGGTGACCCGCCGGTCCTCGTCCTCCCGTACTCCGCTATGACGGCGGCGGCGCTGTGGGACCGACGTCGCCGGGGCATCCGCGCGGGCCTCCTCATCAACGACGTGGATTACCTGGGCAGGCCCACGGAGCTGATCCTGCTCACCCCGCACGTGATGGTGAGCATGGCTCCCCTGGGCGCTCAGGGCTGGTTTGTGACGGGCCACGTGGAGCACAACTTGGGGCGCACTCCTATGGAGGCGCTCGTCTATCGCGGCAACCTGGATCGACCGCTGGGGCGCTCGCGGCTCACGGACGGCGTGCTGTCCATCGTGGACCGCGCCGTGCGCGCGTCGATGCGCATGGACGTGTCCTCGGAGCTTTTCACGGCTCCCGGCCTGCTCCTGCGCGGCGTGGACAAGGCGACGTTCGACCAGATTAAGGGGTCCTGGAGCTGGCGACTCGGGTCGGTCAAGGGCATCTCCCGCGACGAGGAAGGCGACCTCCCAGAGGTCGACATGATCCCCCAGCAGTCCATGCAGCCCTACGTCGACCAGCTCCGTGAGCTGGCGCAGGAGCTGGCGGGCGCGCTGTCCCTCCCGGTGGGGTCCCTCGGCATCGTCCAGGACAACCCATCCTCGGCGGACGCGATTTACGCGGCGCGCGAGGAGCTGGTCACCGAAGCCAGTGACTTCAACGACGCGAACAGCTACGCCCTGAACCGCGTGTATCGCAACATTCTGATGCTGCGTGATGGGGTCCTGCCCGAGGACGCGGCGCGTATCTCGACGCACTGGCGCAACCCGGCTCGCCCGTCGATTGTCTCCCAGTCGGATGCCATGATCAAGCAGATTCAGGCCATCCCGGAGATCGGCAAGACGGACGTTGCCCTGGAGGAGCTGGGCTACACGCGGCAGCAGATCACGCGGATGCGGGCGCAGATCGAGCAGCAGCGGGGCCGGGATAACCTGGACGCGATTCTGCGCGGCGCTCGCGGCCCCGCCGCCGGGGGTGGTGATCTTGACCTCATCTGAGCAGCTGAAGGTCTACGATCAGCTGGTCAGGGCGACGCTCACGGGCGCGGAGGACCAGCTGGTGAGCCTTTTCCGCGTCCTGAACTTCGAGGACATCCCGTTGTCGCGTGAGGAGATGAAGCGTTTCCTGAGCAGCCTCGTGGACGCTTATGGCCCGGCGCTGACGCAGGGCGCGCTCGACTGGTATCAGGAGCTGCGACCGGCGTACAAGACGGCGTACACGCCGAAGGCGCTGATCCCGGCGGACTCGGCGGAGCGCATCGACCGGCTAAGCCGCTACGCGGCGGGCCTCGGGCACGACAACCCAGGCCGGGCTATCCGCGTCGTGGCCGGGGCCATCGGGCGCGAGATTCAGACGGGCGCGCGCCGGTCGATTCTGCGGGCGGCGGACCTGGACCCGAGCGCCCCGCGCTTTGCCCGTGTGCCGGTGGGCAAGACGTGCGCTTTCTGCACGCTCCTGGCCTCGCGCGGGTGGGTGTATCACTCGAAGGACCTCGCGGGAGGTGCGGGGCACGAGTACCACGACTCGTGCGATTGCCGCATTGTGCCGGATTGGGAGCATAAGGCGCTGCCTGGTTACCATCCGGACGATATGTACGCGGCGTACCTTTCGGCGCGCCGTGCTGCGGTGAAAGATGGTGTGAAGGTACCATCAGGGCGTATAATTACGGCGTATATGCGGGACGGCCACCCCGAAATGTTCTCGGATGGTCAGGGTGTGGATCGTCCCTCGCGGGCGCTCCGCTCGCGCAGGCTTGAGAAGTTAGCGGCTTCTCGGGAGAAGGAGAACAGCAATGAAGAAGGCTAAGGCCACGGAGGCGGCGCAGGAGGCCGCTCCCGCCGTCGATCAGACCCCCGAGGCACCGGAGGCCACTCCGGCGGCTCCCGAAGCGCCTGAGGCACCCGCTGAGGACGCTCCCGAAGCGCCTGAAGCGCCCGAGGCACCGGCTGAGGAGGTCTCCGAGGAGTCCGCGGACTCCCCCGAAGCGCCCGAGGCACCCGCTGAGGATGCTCCCGAAGCGCCCGAGGCACCCACTGAGGGCACTCCGGACGCGGTGAAGGCGCTCCAGGCGAGCGTCGAGGCCCTTCAGGCGCAGCTCCAGGAGATGCGCGACCGCGAGGAGGCCCGCGAGCGCGAAGCGAAGCGCGCGCAGCGCCTGGAGAAGGCGGGTATCCCGGCCTCGCTCGGGTCTTTCATCCGCGACGACGCGGACCTTGAGGCTCTGAATGAGGCCCTGGCGGGCCTCGCCAAGTCCACCCCGGCACCCGCCGGGGCCGCCTCCACGCCCACGCTCCCCACCGTGGGGACGAAGAACCCCGGCGGGGAGGTCCTCAGCGTGGACGAGATGCTCGTCCGTGCCGAGGCGAACAACGACACGAACGCGGTTTCTCGCCTGAAGCTGGCGAAGCTCGCGTCTGTCTCCAACCTGATCTAGGAGGAAACAATGGCCGGGATCACTGGTCAGGGTACGACCTACAACCTGCCCAATTACGTCGGCGAGCTTTTCGCCGTGTCCCCCGAGGACACCCCGTTCCTGTCCGCTATCGGCGGCCTGACCGGCGGCGTTTCCGCCGGTGCCACCCTCTACGAGTGGCAGACCTACGATCTGCGCGACGCTGACGAGAACCGCCAGCGCAAGGAAGGCCAGGAGGCCCCCACGGCGGAGGAGCGCGTGCGCTCCACCAATCGCAACGTCCTGGAGATTCACCAGGAGGCTATCGAGCTGTCCTACACCCGCCAGGCGGTCACCCGCCAGCGCTCCACGGGCGGCGAGAAGACGGTCACCATCGGCGAAGTGACCCTGCCCGAGGACGAGATGCTGTGGCAGATCGACCAGGGCCTGAAGCAGATCGCGCGCGACGTGAACAAGTCCTTCCTGGTGGGCACCTACCAGGACCCCACCGACAACACCACGCCTCGTAAGACCCGTGGCCTGGTCGAGGCCATCACCACCAACGTGGTGGCGGGTACTGGCGCTCTGACCGAGGACCTGGTTCTGGACCTCATGCAGAAGGTCTGGGAGAAGGGCGGCATCCAGCAGGGTGAGACCCGAACGATCATCACGGGCGGCAAGCTCAAGCGAGCGCTGTCCAAGGTCTTCATTAAGGACAACTCCTACCGCGAGTCGTCCCGCACGGTCGGCGGCGTGAACGTCCAGACCATCGAAACTGATTTCGGTGCGTGCAACATCATGCTCGACCGAAACATGCCCGCCGATACGCTGGTGGTCGCCTCCCTTGATGAGTGCGCCCCGGTCTTCCTGGAGATTCCGGGTAAGGGCCATTTCTTCGCGGAGCCTCTCGCCAAGACGGGCGCGTATGATCGCGTCCAGCTCTACGGCGAGATTGGCCTGTCCTACGGCTCCGAGATGCACCACGGCAAGCTGAAGCTGTCGTGATCGTCTCCGGCGGCGGGGGCTTTGAGCATCGGCCCCGCCGCCGGTCCACCATCGAGGAGAACACCGTGAACATCTACTCAAGCATCTACCCTGAGCTGCTGCTGGTCCTGCCCTCGGGCAGCATCCAGTTCACCGAGGGGTCGGCTACGGTCACCGACGAGAAGCTGGCGGGCGAGGTCCGCGAGCTGGCGGCTCGCGCGGAGGACCTGGGTCTGATCGCTCCCGAGGCTGAGGCCGGGGACGAGAAGCCGGGCAAGAAGTCCGGCAAGAAGGCCGACGAGGAGCTGGTCTGACGTGACCGCCTTCGCCACGCTTGACGATCTGCGCGACCGTCTCACCCCCGAGGACCTTCGGGTGGTGGACGCGGCTCCCGCGCGCGCTCAGGTCCTCCTGGAGGATGCGAGCGACCTTATCAGGCACCGCTGTGCGGGCTGGGAGGGTGCGCCGGAGTCGGTGCGGGTGGCGGTCGTGTGCCGCGTCGTTGCTCGTGCGCTGCGTCAGCGTCCGGCGGGCGTGGCCGGGGATGCCTCCCAGGTCACCCAGACCACCGGGCCGTTCACCATGTCCACGTCGTGGTCAACGCCGAGCGGGGACCTGTTCCTCACGCGGCAGGACCGGGACGACATCAACGGGGCCACGGCCTCGTTCTTCGGGTGCGCGGACACCCTATTTGGGGGTCGCTCGTGAGCGTCATGGAGGCATGGAAGGAACCGGCCACACTCCTACGTCGTGCGGAGCCGAAGCGCGACCCCCTGGGGGTCACCTTCAGGACGCACGACGTTCTGGAGATCGCGCTGGCCCCGGTCCTGGTCGCCACCACGGAGTCGGAGAACCGCCCGGACACGGGCGAGGACTACGGCACCCGCGAGGACGTGACGATCTACTGGGACTCCAGGGAGGCGGCTCCGGCTGCTGTCCTGCCTGGTGATCGGGTGCGTTTGCGTGGTGGCGTGTGGGAGCCGGTCGGTTCCCTGGTAGGGTACCCCCTGGGGGTATATCTGAGGCTGCGGAAGGAGGCCCCTCGTGAGCGTTAAGTTCAAGCCGAACAAGCGGACGGCGGAGGCCATCTTGAAGGGGTCGGAGGTGCAGGCGCTGCTCGCCCGGAAGGCGGCGGCGGTCGCCTCCCGTGCGGGCGAGGGCTTCACGTCTGGCGTGCGCGTCGGTAAGGACCGCGCCCGCGCCTACGTCCTCCCCGAGACATACAAAGCCCGTAAGCGACAGGCGCGCGACCACGTGCTGGAACGCGCCGTAGGAAGGGGCTAATCATGAGCCACCCACTCCCCGATCTCCAGAAGCTGGTGATCGACTACCTGAACCGCCCTGGAGTCGTCCAGGGCCTCGAGGGCGAGCTGGCGGGCACCACGGTGGGCGGCGTGCGCCCCTCCACCGAGGAAGACCCGCACCCTTACGTCCTCGTTCTGGCGACGGGAGGCCCTGGTCAGCACGACCGGGTGCTGTACACCGCCCAGATCACTATCGACTCCTACGCGCCCACCTCGTGGTGGGCGGGCGAGCTTGCCCGCCGCGTGGGGGATGCCGTTCACGCTCTCCCGAGTGCGGACGGCCCCGTGGCCGTCGTGCAGTCTCCCGCTCCGGCGGAGCTGCCCGACCCCGACACGGATCTGCGTCGTTACACGGCGACGTACCAAGTCACCGCAAAGTTAGGAGTTGTAGCATGAGCAAGACTAATGCTGATCTCGCGTTCATGGCGGGGTCCGAGAAGGACACGCTGTACCTGGGTCCGGCGAATACCGACCTGTCCACCATCACCAACCTGAACACTCCCATGCCCACGGGCATGATCGACGTGGGCTGGCTGTCTGAGGACGGCATGGGCCTGGGCATGTCCGATTCCGTGGATAAGGTGCGCGGCCATCAGGGCCACGGCGTTGTCCGCACGTACATGTCCGAGTCCTCGACCACGTTCAAGGCCTCGCTCCTGGAGTCCAAGCTGGAACTCCTGAAGCGTTACCTGGGCGTGCTGAAAACCGAGAAGGTCACGGCGGGCACGTCCTCGATCACCCGCATGGAGGTTTCGACCTCCCGTAAGGTCGAGGGCCTCGTCGGCGTTGCCGACCTTTTCGACGTGTCCACCGGCAAGCAGCGCCGCTACGTATTCAAGCGCCTGGAACTTGGCGAGCGCAGCGACATCTCGTACAAGGTGGGCGAACTCACCGTGTACGAGTACAACCTCGAGGTCCTGGACGGCTACGTCCTGCTGACCGATGAGGAGGGCCTGAAGGTCGTCTGACCCACTGGCTCCCACCCGCGCGCCGTGTCTGTTCTCCCGGCGCGCGGGTGGGCATCACACCCCTGGAGAACAGACAATTTAACCGATAGCCAATTTTTAGGAGAACAGATCATGGCTACCAAGACCAACACCACCGCCCGTAAGCCCGCAGCCCGCAAGGCCACCAAGGCACCCTCCGCCGCTGAGCTGGCGCGCCGCGAGGCCCAGGCCAAGCGCGACACCGGCGCGCCCCAGCCTGTTCACGTCGAGGTCATGGGCATTGCCTTGGACGTTGACCCCATGAGCGTCGACGACTTCGACGCTATGGTGGCGATGGAGGAGGGCGATTACCGTCCTATGCTGGCGCTCCTCATCCCGGATGAGGGCGAGCGCGACGCAGCGCTGACCGCCCTCCGCGAGGAGTCCGGCAAGCTCCGGTACTCCAAGGTCGTGGAATTCACCCAGTCGGTCTTCCAGGCACTCCGCCAGGGAAACTGATCGGCCTCGCCACCTTCCTGGAGGACCACTGGGAGGTGCTGGAGGCCGACTTCCAGATGACCTACAACCTTGACCTGACGGAGGTTTTCACCGGCGGCCTGTCGCTGCGTCGTGTCAAGGTGCTGATCGATAATCTGCCCTCCGGGTCGCTGCTCCGTAAACGCATGGGCGGGGCGGCGGCCTGGACGGACGAGGTGGCGGCTACCTTCGCCGCTAACCACCGTCTGGAGGGTATAATCATTACGTCCCTGGGTGGCAAGAAGGGCGACGTGCCCAAGCCTGTTGCCCCGCCTGAGCCTGGATGGTTCGAGCGGGCGGAGGCCGAGGCCCAGAGGCGTGATGAGAGAGCGCGACGGTGGATCGCGGCGCACAGTTAGGAGCTTGACGTGGCGGAAAACGGCTTTAGCCTCGGGACTGCGTGGATTCAGATCGCGCCGTCCCTGAAGGGCCTGAACGATTCCGTCCGCAAGGAGCTGGGCGACGTCGACACCAAGCCCGCTGAGAAGAAGATCGAGTCCGGCCTTGGCGGCGCTTTCAAGAGCGCGGCCAAGGCCGGTGCGCTCGCCCTCGGCGCTATGGGCGCTATCGGCGCGGTGGTGGGCTTTGCGGACGTTGCGCGCGAGGCTTTGGCGGCTAGTGACGCGACCGACAAGTTCAAGAACACGCTGTCCTTCGCTGGTGTCGCGTCGGACGAGATCGAGAAGCTGACCGCTAGTACGAAGAAGTACGCGGACGACACCGTTTACGAGCTGGCGGACATCCAGAACATCACGGCCCAGCTCGCCGCCAACGGCGTGGAGGGCTACGACCAGCTGGCCGAGGCCGCAGGTAACCTCAACGCCGTGGCTGGTGGCAATGCCGACACTTTCAAGTCGGTGGGTATGGTGCTGACCCAGACGGCTGGGCAGGGAAAACTGACCACCGAGAATTGGAACCAGTTGGCCGACGCGATTCCGGGCGCGTCTGGCAAGCTCCAGGAGGCCCTGGAGAAGAACGGCGCGTACACGGGCAATTTCCGTGACGCGATGGCGAAGGGCGAGATCACCGCCCAAGAGTTTAACCAGGCGATTCTGGACCTGGGTTTCACCGACGTTGCCCGGGAGGCTGCAACTTCTACCAGCACGATTGAGGGCGCATGGGGCAACCTGCAGGCGGCGCTCGTCACGGGTGGCATGGAGATCGTGGACCGCATCAAGCCCGCCCTGACGGACTTCATGGGTGTGGTTGCTGAGGGCGCGTCCGCCGCCTTCGGCTGGATTAACGGGAGCCTGTTCCCCGCTTTGGAGTCGATCTGGACGCTGGTCACCACCGGCTCCTACGACGGGAACCTGTTCGGCCTCGCGTCGGACTCGGGTGTCATCACGGCGCTGACCACGATCAAGGACACCGGCCTCGACCTGTACAACTGGGTGACGGGGACCCTCGTCCCCGGCGTGCAGTCGTTCTTTGACCTCGCGGTCAACGGCAACTTTGACGGCAACTTCTTCGGGGTCGAGGAGGACTCGGGCCTGATCGACTTTATTCTATCGGTGCGCGACCACGTGATGGACATCTGGGGCTTCCTGTCCACGACGGTGATACCCGGCGTGGCGAACTTTTTGGGCGCGGTCGTGTCCTCGCCGTTCTGGGGCGTGCTGGGGAGCTTCTTCGGCGCGCTCGTGCAGAACAAGGTCATCCTGGAGGCCGTCGTGGGCGGCTTTATCGCCTGGAAGGCTGTCACGGGCACCATGAGCCTTGTCGCGCTGACGACCCAGGTGTGGGGTCAGGTGTCGGCGTGGACGGCGGCGAAGGTCGCCAAGGCCGGTGACCTCGCGGAGACCGTGGCCCTGAAGGCCATGTACGCGGGGGACTTCCTGCGTAGCATCGTTCAGCAGGGCGTGCAGGTGGGCCGCACGACGGCGGCATGGGTCGCCCAGAAGGGCGCTATGGTGGCGGGTAAGGTGGCTACGGGCGCGTACACCGCCGCCCAGTGGCTCCTCAACGCGGCTATGGACGCGAACCCGATCGGTCTGATTGTGGTCGCTATTGGCGCGCTGGTCGCGGCCTTCGTCGTCGCCTACAACAAGAGCGAGACGTTCAGGAACTTCATTGACGGCATGTGGGCGGGCATCAAGTCGGCGGTCGGCTCGGTGATCGACTGGTTCCAGACTTACCTCCTGCCCGTTTTTGAGGCCGTCTGGGAAGGGATCAAGGTCGCCGTGTGGGTCGTGGTGACCGCTATCGCCCTGTATATCGAGGCGTGGAAGGCGGTCCTCCAGGGGATCGCGGACTTCATCGTGACCTACGTCTGGCCGTACATTCAGACCGCCTGGGAAGGCATCAAGACAGGTGTCGCCACGCTGTGGGAGTACATGCAGTCGGCCTGGGCGGGCATCCAGACGGCGGTGCAGACGGTGGCCGACTTCTTCACGGCCTACATCCTCCCGGTGATCGTCGCCGTGTGGGATGGCATCAAGGCCGGGGCGGGCCTCCTGTGGGACGGCATCCAGGCCTACTGGAATTACATCCAGACGTGCGTGCAGGTCGCCGCCGATCTGTTCCAGTCCTACGTCCTCCCGGTGATCACCGCCGTGTGGGACGGCATCAAGACGGGCGCGGAGCTTCTGTGGGCGGGCATCCAGGCCGTGTGGACGGGCATCCAGACGACGGTGCAGACGGTGGCAGGCTGGTTCCAGTCCTACGTCCTGCCCGTGATCTCGACCGTGTGGGAGAACATCAAGGCTGGCGCGCAGGCACTCTGGACGGCCATCACGTCGATCTGGGACGGCATCAAGACCTCGATCAACAACGTGGCAACCTGGATGAGCGGCACCCTCCAGTCCATCATCTCGACGGTGACGGGAGGCATCCAGAACGCCTTCCAGTCGATGAAGGACAGCGTGGCGAACATCTGGAACTCGGTCAAGTCCGTGGTCGCCAAGCCCATCAACTTCATCATCAACACCGTGTACACGAGTGGTATCAAGAAGACGGCGGACAGCATGGCCGAGAAGCTCGGCCTGTCCTTCCGCCTCCCGGCGGTCTCGCCTATCGCTGAGTACGCCTCGGGTGGTGTCCTGCCTGGCTACACGCCGGGCCGGGACATCTATCATTTCTTCTCGCCGGATGGTGGCGGAGCGCTCGCCCTGTCCGGCGGCGAGGCCATCATGCGCCCTGAGTGGGTGCGCGCGGTGGGTGGTCCCGAGGCTGTGGCGCGTATGAACGCGGCGGCCCGAGCGCACTCCTCCTACATCCCCGGCGGGGACACGGGCGTGAAGTTCGCGGCCTACGCGAACGGCGGTATCTGGGACACGGTGAAGGGTGGCTGGGACTGGATCAAGGACGCAGCCGACACGATGGGCAAGATCATTGCCGACCCCATCGGCGCGGTGGCGAACTTCATCAAGGCCCCGGTGAACGCCCTCATGGCTAATCTGCCCGGCACGGGCATGATCTCGGACTCGATGCGCGCCGTCCCCGGCATCTGGATCGACGGCTTCGCCAACTGGCTGAAGGGCAAGACCGAGACAATGGGCGCGGTCGGCATCGTCAACGCCGCCAGGAAGGCCATCGGCGTGCCCTACGTGTGGGGCGGCTCGTCCATCCCGCCGGGCCTCGACTGCTCCGGCCTGGTCTACTGGGCGGCGCACCAGATGGGCAGTTCGATTCCCCGCTTGACGGCGGCTGGCTACCAGTCTGGCTCCAGCGCGGGCAACGTCAACGTCCCCGGCACGCTCCTGTACTGGGGTAATCCCGCCTGGCACGTCGCCATTTCGTCCGGTAACGGCATGATGGTGGAGGCACCTAAGCCCGGCGCTTTCGTGCGCGAAACGGGCATCTGGGGGTCTCCCACGGCGGGCACCTACAAGTTTGACAATGGGGGCTATCTCCAGCCTGGCCTGACCACGGTCCTGAATAAGACGGGCAAGCCGGAGCCGGTCTTTACGTCCGGTCAGTGGGACGCGCTTCAGAACCGCGCCGCGCAGGCTGGCGGGCCGGATACGCTGGTGGTCGTGGACGAGGACGGCCAGCTGATGGCACGCATGCGGGTGGCGGCCAGGGGCGCTGTGAATGACGCGTTGGCTCCGGCTTCTCGCACGCGCGCCCGCGATCTCCTCGGCGCAGGCTTCTAACAGGAAGGGACGGTCAGCGTATGGCTACCGTATGGTCCGCTTCTAGCGGCTACATGTTCATTGGCATTGCCTTGGACTGGTCCGGCGACCCGGCCAGCGGGTCGGTCACGGTCACGGCGACTGTGACCGCCTGTTCGGACGGGTACGGCCACAACTGGACTAATCGGTGGCGCTGGTGGGGCTACTCGGGCGAAGGCTCCGAGGCGTTCAGCTTCTCGTCCGGCTACGGGCAGACGGTCTACAAGCAGCTAAGCCAGTGGTCCTTCAACGTGCCCCTGAAGTACGGGCAGGAGACCACGATTGGCATCGGCGCGAGCCTCGGGCCGATCTGGAACGGCGGCAACCCGGCGGTAGAAAACTACCTGACGCTGCCCGCACGTCCGGTCAACGTTCCGAACGCCCCTACGGTTGCCCACGCCACCCGCGTGAACGACTCTCAGATCACGGTGGACTGGATCGCGCCGCCCCAGGGCGAGTCCAACCCCATCGACAACTACGTGGTCGAGCGGCGGGTGGATGAGTCCGCGGACTGGGAAGTTGTCGCTCCGGTCAAAAATGCGGTCTCGCTCGCCACCTTTAATGTGACCGCCGGGCATAAGTACACGTACCGCGTGAAGTCGGAGAACAGCGCGGGCAGCTCGGCCTACGTCGAGGCGGAGCCGGTGTACACGACCCCGCCCGCGCCGATCAACGTCCGGGCGGAGAAGAACGCGGACGGCGACATTCTGATCACGTGGGAGAACAAGGCCCCCTATACTCCGACCAGGTGGGATGTTTACGACGGTAACACGTTGATTGCGAAGGCCTCGATCAAGACCCACGAGGCTTTCCTGCTGCACCGCAACCCGCGCCTCGACGTGACCCACCAGTACCGCGTCGTCTGCGTGGGCGGCACCGTGGAGTCTGCGAAGTCGGCCCCGTCCAACGTCGTGCAGCTCCTGGCGCGCCCGAACGCGCCCGAACCAACGTCCGACGGCGTGTATTTCCCGTCGGACGACCCGGTGATTCTGACCTGGCGGCATAATCCGACCGACTCCAGCCCGCAGACCCGTTACAGCCTTCAGTATCAGAAGAAGGCGACGGGCGCGCCGGGGCCGACGTTCGACCGCCGCGGCACCGCGCAGCAGGCGACGGTGGGAGTCCTCCAGGTCGGAACCTACGAGTATTGGGTGAAGACGTGGGGCTTGCATGCGGATGCGTCCCCTGTCTCGCGCCGGGCGACGTTCTACGTCGAGCCGCGTCCCGTCGTGTCGATTCAGTCCCCCTCCCAGACGGTCAAAACGTCGTTCGTGGAGGTCGCCTGGGCGTACTCGCCTAACGGCGGTGTGGCGCAGGCGAGTGCCCGCGTCGAGCTATACCTGGGTGGCAACAACCTGGTGGAGACGCAGGAGGTGCGCGGGCCGCTGACCCGCGTCCGCCTGAACACCTACCTGGAGAACGGTCGCACTTACCGCGTGGTTGTGGTTGCGACGAACGCGCACGGCGTGCAGTCCCGCATCGTCAACCAGACGTTTGCCACGGCCTATGAGAAGCCTCCGGCCCCGCGCGTGTATCCGGAGTGGGACGACTTGGCGGGGTGCGTGCGGGTGCGGGTGGTGAACCCGGCCCCGGAGGCGGGTAAGCCCGCAGCGGTGCGTAACCGTGTGGAGCGCAGCGACGACGGCGGTAGGTCTTGGACGACGATCACCGAGGACCTGCCCGTGTCTGGCCAGCTCCTCGACTACCAGTCGGTCAGTCACGGCGCGGCGGCCTACCGTGTGACGGCTACGTCGGCGCTCCCGTCGTCGGCGGTCACCACGGAGGAGATGGTCCTGGACTCGTGGGCCATGTGGATTGGTGGCGGTCAGAATTTCGGCTTCACCGTGCCCCTGCGGTGGGACCCGCTGCACTCGTGCAAGACGGGCCTCGCCAACCGCAAGCTGTACCGTTTCGCGGGCCGGGAGAAGGCCGTGGAGATGGCCGGGCGGCACCGGACCAAGACCCTGAGCCTGTCTGCGACCCTGTTCGATGAGGACTTCTGGATGATCCAGCGGCTGGAGGAGCTGTCCTACATGCCGGGGCCGTTCCTGTACCGTGACCCTATGGGCCGTAGGGTTTACTGTTCGGTCAGAGACTTCACCGCTGACCGGGCGCTGTCCGGCAAGTGGAGTGTTAAGCTGGAGGTCGAGGAGGTAGACCATGACTGACGGGCTTGACCAGGTGGAAAACGCCATTGCCGCCGTGATCGCTGAGAAGCATCAGGGCCGGGCGTTGGCGGGTGCCTGGATCGTCGCCTGCGAGGTCCTCCCCACGGAAGGCTCCAACGACGAGGCGGCCCTGTGGTTCCTGGAGGGCCGGGGTCCGCTGATTACCCGTCGCGGCCTGATCGAGCTGTCGAGGGACGCTCTCGCGTCTACGGTGAGGGAGATTGACGAGTGAGCGCCCTCGACACGCACCGGCAAGCGGACTACACGGTCACACTCCTGGATTGGAGCGACCGTGTGGTTCGTCGTCTGGACGGCGTGACCGGCGGGAACATCACGCTCAGCAACTCCACGCGCTTGCGTGCGTCTGGGAGCCTGCACCTGACCGAGGCGTGCGGGCCTATCGACTGGATGACGCAGCGGGTCCGCGTCGACTACGCCACGTCCGGCCAGTCGTGGGGCCTGGGTGTGTTCCTCCTGTCGGCTCCCACCCGCTCCTATGGTGAGGCGGGGTCCACGTGGGACGTTGATCTGTCGTCCCCGCTGGCCCTCCCGGATGCCGACTGCGTGGATCGCACCTACGTGGTGAAGGCCGGGTCCAACCTGATCGACGTGGCGGCGGGTCTCCTGCGCGACACCGGCCTGGAGCGCCTATCCATCACCCCATCGACGGCCACCGCCTCGTCCGACATCGTGTACGATCCCGGCAAGTCCCGCCTCACCATTGCTAACGAGCTGCTGAGCGCGGCGGGCTACTGGTCGGCACACCCGGACGGTGAGGGTCAGGTCCACCTGGACCCTTACGTGCGCCCCGCATCGCGCGGCGTGGCCTACGACTTCCGGGAGGGCGCGCGGTCGATCCACCTGCCTGAGTGGGAGCGCGAGCTAGACGCGGCCAGCGTCCCTAACAAGGTCGTGCTCGTGTCCGAGGGTAGCCAGGACAAGGCGGCTCTGGTGGGCGTGGCGACCAATGAGGACCCCGCCAGCGCCTACTCGTACCCGTCGCGTGGCCGGTGGATCGTTGAGACCCAGACCGGCGTGGAGGCCGCTAATCAGGAGTCCATCGACTCGCAGGCGCGCCGCCGCCTCATCGACGTGTCCACCCCGTCTGCGTCGATCACCATCCAGCACATGCCGGTCCCGATCCAGCCTAACCAGGTGGTGGGCTTTTCGAGCCGGGGGCACACAGCGCAGGGTGTCGTGAAGGAGATCGAGTACACGCTGGACCCCACCGCACTCGTGAAAACCAAGCTACTGGAGGTCACGGACCTATGACCACCCTCGATTACCTCATGAATGTGGTGGCGGGCCTTCGCGCCCGTCTCGACCTCGCGCCCGTTTTCCGGTGGGCCGTCGTGGTTGGCACCGACCCGCTGCGCGTCCAGCTCGACGGCGACGCAACGCCCCTGTCCGCTGACCCGATCAATTTTGCGGGTGACCTGAAGACGGGCCGCCGCGTGTGGACGGTGAGCGTCAACCGCCGTCTCTACTTGCTGGGGACGGTGCGGGAGACGCAGACGGGCGACGGCGGATCGTCCGCCCCGGTGGGCACCGTCGTGGCCTACGCGGGGGTGAAAGCGCCCGCCGGGTGGCTCCTGTGCGATGGGACGGCCTACAAGAAGTCGCAGTATCCGGCGCTCGCGGCGGTCCTCGGCGCGACGGGAACCGGCGCGGACTTCACCGTGCCTGACCTGCGCGGCCGTTTCCTCATGGGGTCGTCTGCCTCCCACCCGCGAGCGCAGACGGGCGGCGAGGAGACCCACACCCTGACCATCGCTGAGATGCCGTTCCACAACCACAAGGTGATCGGTCAGGGTTACAACAGCTCGTGGTTTGGCGGCGTGGGTATCTGGCGGTCGGATGCAGGCTCGGGTGGCAAGTGGACTATCGCGGCGGGGGCCGGGTCGGGCCAGCTCGGCTACCTGGACGCGGCGGCTGCGGGTGGCAACCAGCCGCACAACAACCTCCCGCCGTTCTACGCGGTGGGCTACATTATCAAGGCATGATGAGAGAGGTACATATCATGACCGCATCAAGCACGGCGCTGATCGCCGCGTCCAAGGACGCGACTCTGAAGGAGCGGACGGTGGCCCTCGCGGCCACCCTGGGCATGACGGAAAACGAGGTGGAGGCCTCGTGGAGGAACATCCTCGTGACCAACGCGGATGATCAGGGCAAGGGGACTATCGCTGACGTGTACGCTTACGCGCTGGAGGCGCGTAGGCAGGCGCTGGCGAAGCTCCCGCCGGAGGTGGGCGAAAACCTCGCCGCCGTGACGGACGAACATCTCCTGTACGCGCTGCGACAGGCGCTGAAGGATACAAAGAAGAAGGAGAACTAACCATGCCAGATATTGACGCTTTCGCGTATGACATGCAGTGGTGGTGCCAGTATGGTGACCTGGGTTATGACCAGTGGAACCGCTGGGACCTGCGCGTGGGTGGCGAGACCGATTGTTCGGCGCTCGTTATCGGCGTGCTGAAGGCGCGCGGTTTCGACACCGGCAACGCCACCTACACGGGCAACATGGCTCGTGAGCTGACGGCCAGGGGCTGGGACCTGCTCGACCCGGACACCGACCTGGAGCGAGGGGACATCCTGCTCAACCACGCCAACCACGTCGCGGTCTACCTGGGCGGCGGTCTGCTCGCTCAGGCGAGCATTGACGAGCGTGGCGAGATCGCGGGCGGTCAGTCCGGCGACCAGGCCAACGAGACCAACGTCAAGCCTTACTACAGCTACCCGTGGGACTGCATCCTGCGTTACACGGGTTCCGACACGGGCGGCGTGAGCACCTACGGCCACGGTTCCGGCTACAACACGAACGCCTACGGCGAGGACTACGTGCGCGAAGTCCAGCAGCAGCTCCTCGCGCGCGGCTACGACCTGGGCGAGGACGGCGCGGACGGCATCCTGGGTGAGCAGACCT